ATTGGGCAATGAGATGAAATAATAATCAATCGATGCATGATCATTGCAATTTACTCATACTCGAGGGTAAGTTGATCCGCAGGCGCCTCTTCGGGCATCAATACTTCTTTAAACTCACCAGATACCAGCTCATGAGTAAGCAAAGCTGTAGCAACTTCTACTGGAAGCTCAGTGGGCTCACCCTTAGTAAAGGTAACACCGGGATGTGAAATCGAGAGCTTACTAAAGTCAGCTTCAGTAAGCTCTCTAAAGTCAGCAGACCCAGTATACTTTACTTTGGCCGTAGGCTTAACTTTAGTAGCCATTAACTCTCCATAATTGCTTGGAATCGGACATATCTTAAGATGGTACCTAAAGTGGAATCGTCTAAATCTCTGGACGTTTCTAAGTGCCTTACCATAATAATCCCTGAGCTCTTAACTTGATTCAATGACAGTAAAGATTTTACTCTACTAACAATAGAATCAACTCTAGTAAAGTCAAAGGGGTCATCATGGATAAAGATAGTAAAAAACTGTCTAGCTGCAGTATCTTCCTCGCTTAGTAATTCATCCGTCTTATTACCTAAAGTATAGACTAGATAAGGCTTCGGAGTTAAACGAGTGTCAAGACTTTCTCCTTGAAAAACTCTGGCAGCTAAACCGGTCAAATCCACACCAAGGAGGGAGGCTAAAGCTAGGTCGTTAGTTAAAGTACTATATAACCAGGTCCTCAATCGCCACCCTCCTCAACAGATCCTACTAAGCCTCCAGCCCTAGCAAACAGTTGACTGGCATAAATTTCCAGAGTAGGCATAATGACTGCAAACCTCCCACTTTGGATAGTCTCTAGCCAGAGGCCGTAGTCGACGGTGTGGAATAGATCTAGGACCACCCCCTCAGTAGTCTCATATACATCTGCATTAAGACCTTCTCGGGCATCACCGGTTCTATCCTCCCAAGGGGCAGTAGCTTTCGCATAAGATACTACTTCGTCAGCACCTTCTTCAAAGGCCCTCCTAGCTCGATTATTAACACCATTTATTAAGGTTAGTAAGCCAAAGCCAATGCCATCTTCAACAGTAAAGCCTCCATTATTACTCATGGTCGAGGTCCGAAGAAATCTATAGCTGCTATAGTTTTTTCTTCTCTGTCGGGTTCAATGGATTTTACTTGGTACTCTTGACCATCCCAAGTAAACTTGTCATCTACCTTTATGTCCATGTTATAGAGGCCCTCGAGAATATAGGGCCAGAGAGGAATTTGACCAGCTTCGGTATTTACCCCTGTATAAGCATATCTTCTCTTAGATGGGATAATCCTAGCTATTTGGCAAACAGATAGTGGAGCCCAAGAAGTAATAAAGCCTCCAGCTGGAGTTTTAGTCTTAGTTTCTCTGGTGAAGACGACCTCTATAGAATCAGCTTCTATAAAGGCTAAGACGTTACGACGCCTCATTAACAGCTCTACTGGGTTCATGATCTAATGATCTTTCCTATTCTAGCTCTACCTTCAGTAGGTCCAGAAGAAGCTTTAGAGTAAGCTTTAACCATATCATTAGCATGTTTTAACAGGTCGCTAAAGGCTCTAGAAGCATTACCCTCAGTAACATCTACTAAGTTTGCAAAGTTAGCGGCTTTAGCTCTCCAACCTTCGTAAGCAGCCCTTTCTACATCATCATTGCCCAAAGCCAAGAAATCTAGAATTTGAGCTTCAGTAAACATTGTGTCAGCAGCACTGCCCGAAGGAGGGATAGACTCACCCAGCAAAGCTCTAAGTCTAGCTGAGTTGCTTAAAGCCATTTTAGCCTCACTCAGCAGAGTTTAGAGCAGCCCTAATTCTAGCTACTAAGTCGGCTTTCTTTTTAACTCCAGAAGTATCTACTTCCACACCAGCTGCTTGGAGTTCTGCTAGCTTGCCTTTAAGCTGATCCGCAGTAAGGTCGTCCAGGCCATCTGAAGGGGAATTGAGGTCAATCTCTTCAGATGACTCTTCAGCAACAAATCTGGGGTCATTACTAACTTTAGTACCATCCGGTAAAAGATAAAATACCGGCTCGTGTGAATCAGGCATTTAAGTTCCTTTTCTAGTAAAAAAGATAGAAGGTGGGTGAGGGGGAAACTCTCATACGGAAATCTCCCCCTCACCTCACTCAGACCTATCAGGCGTAAGCTGCCGGAATAGTGTAAGACCCAGAGGCGGTAATCTGCATAACAGCACCACCACCTCGCTGGCGGATACCAGTACCAAAGCCTCTTCTATAGAAAGAATCAAGGAGAGGGTAATCGCTTCGCTGACCGGGAATTACCTTAAGCCCACGGTAAGCAGCATTGGCATGCTCTCTAATACCGATGGGGTTCTGCAGGTTCTCGGGCCCACCAGAAGCAAGGCCAACCATATACCCAGAAGGAATGTAAGCCTCTTCAATAATGTGCCACGGCCCATAGGTACCGATTTCGCCCTCGAGCGTACCCTGAGGTCCACCAACATACTGACCATTGTTGGGAACCCAGACCTTACCGCCATACATAGCTGGATTCGGTACATAGTCATAGGAGGCACCGCTAGAGGTCTTAAAGGTCTTAATGACCGCAGCCTCAGTAGTGTTCACCCAAAGAACAAGCTGGTAGCCGTTCTGTAGGGTATAGCCATGGTGCCCAAGCTCAAGAGCAAGCGTGTCCAAGTTAGCACTAGTAACCGTAGCCCCACCAGAAGTAATATAGTGGTTGTGGGTACCAGCATGAGTATACGTAGCGTAGGGAGGAGGAACCTCGCCATCTGCATTGTAGAACTTGTAAACAGTAACAGGCTCGTTCTGGTCAGTAACCCCATTAAGGTTAAGAGAGTTAAACAGAGTTCTCATAACCTTGTTGAACAGTAGCTTGTTATCTGCGTCTAGAGCGAGGTTGTGATGCATCTCTAGCTGGCGACGGTCAGCCTCAGCGATGAACATCCAAGTGTACCGAACAGCAAGGTCATAGAACTTGAAATCGTACCCTCGGAAGACTCGGGTGCCTCCCCCACGAATACCAACGGGCTGGCCATACTCAGAGGCCTCTTCGAAGTCTACTGAGCTAGGAACTAAGACTGAGGTAACTGGAGAAGTAACTCTAGTTGCCAGTGCATCAATAAGCCGGTTTCGCTGAGCATTTCTAATCCGAATGGTATCCTGGACTTCATTCCAGAACTCATTAAGGTCAGTACCATCAGCAGCAACAATAACATCTGCTCGCTCGTTAAAACCAGTCTCATCACCAATAATTGGTGCATCAGCGAGTAGCCAGGCAGGAATAGTAGTCATTATCTCTCCTTTACCTTACGGGGCCACTCGGACGATCATACGGTTAGCTTCAACCGTATAACCAACCTTTGTGTTGCCAGTAAGAACGTTTGTCAGGTCTCCATCAGCAGTACAATAGATAGGTTGACCAGCTGCAAGGCCAGTGATACCTGAGCCCGCAAGGTCAACAATCTCGCCGCTAGTCATGATGTCCACTACATCTCCAGCCATACACCCAATTGCTGTAGAAGCATTAGGAGTACCCCCCGAGGTGGTAGTAGGACCCCAGGGCCCTCGAGCAGCGTTCTTTACAAGAATACCAACTAGTCCAGTAGTACCGGCAGTACCAACAACTACTTTACCGCTAGAGTTTAGGGAAACGGCTTTAGGCCCGAAGTTCCCATTAGTTAGGGTAAGGTTAGCTGCAAGGGGTGCTCGGAAACCACCACTAATCGGGTCATACTTGTCATATCTAGCCATGACTTAATAACCTTTCGGTGTGGATTATAAAGAAGGGTACTTGTTTTTGTAGTCTTGTTCGCCAGGCTTGCCAGAACTTCCAGTACCTCCAAACTGAGATCCAGTTCTGCCCCCATCTTCTGTCCCAGTAGAAAGGAGGTGCTTCTTAGCATCAGCAAGCTTTTTAACAGCAGTTTTTACAGTAGCTTTTTCGATGGTTACTTTACTGGGATCATCCTCATCTTGCTCAGCTACAATAAGAGAACGGTCAATCATTGCAAGGGCATCACTAGGGTCTTTAAATTTTGCTTCTTTAGCAGCTTCAAGAATAGCTTGCTCTAGCTTAACCTCAAGGAATCCCGAAGCTAGCTTAGTTGACCTTTCAGTTGAGGCGTCAAGATCTTTCTTAAGCTGGGCTAAAGCTTCAGCTTCAGTCTGCTTAGCTCTAGTCTCTGCTTCAGTAAGCTTAGCTAAGTCTTTTTCTGCTTTTCGCCTTGCTTGCCTTTCAGCTGCCAAGGCTGATTGAAGACCAGAGAGATCTTTAGCTGAATCAGTGGCCGTTTCTTCAGATGAGCCGGTCGCTTCACCGGCTGAAGTTTCTTCGGTTGATCCATTAGCAGTTCCGGTACCCGACTCATCATTCTCTGAGCCTCTAAAGATAATCTCGGTTAACCAGTAAGGAGTAAACATCAAAAAACCTTTCTAGTGCATCTCGCACCAGTTGCATCTCGCAAAGGGGGGTAGCTTTAGTAGCATCTCACTACTAAGCTGTAGCCTCAGTACCATTGCTTTCATTTACTTTGTTAGCATTGTTACTTTGGTTTGTATCAGGAAGGGCTTGGGGTAAGACTTCTATCTTAGCCTGTTGCTCTTCAAGTATTTGGTCAGCTATTTCTTCGGGAAATACGTACCCTAATTTCTGCATCTGATCTCGGTAGTACTGAGCAGAAATTACCTTTCGATCTAGCATGTTATTAAGCTCATTTAGTCGCTCAGTCCTATTACTTGGTAACTTGTCACCAATTTCTACTAGGACTTCACCCTCTAAGAGCTCAAACTCAAAAACTTCATGCCAAATAACCCAGTCATGAAATAGCTGCTTAAGCTTACCCACACCAGCAAGGTCTCTTTGTTCCATCTTGGCAAGGGTGGGTAAAAATCTAATGGCTAGAGCAATACCAGATTGAGCAATTTGAACATCAACTTCACCTCTGGCAACATCGGTTAACGAGGAGGCTTCATTAATTTTGCCCTCTAAGTAATCGATTTGATCGGTAGCAGGAGTAATAGAAGTAAGACCCTCTACCCGCCTAAAGTAGGAACCACTAGGGACTTCCATCACTTTGCCAGGAGAAAGCTCCCAATCAGTCTCATTACCATTGTCATCTACTGGTCGGCCACCGTCAGTGGCATAGACTCCTAAGCCCTCTAGAGAAAGAGCACCCTGAACATCCGTGCTGCTCTGGGAAACTGACTTAAGTAGTCCCTCTAAGCCCTTAAGTTCAGAAACTCCGTAAAGCCAACCTTCCCAATCTATGTTTTTAAACCAATAGATAGGGATAGATCGGATCTTTTCATCTAGCAGGGCATAGGGTAAAAGAACTTTCTTCAATCTAGGTTCTGGGCCATACCAAGTAGGATAGAGTTCATAGATAGCTTCTTCTCTAGATACTCGACGAAGACCCTCTAACTCTACTAAGCGATAAGTTAGCTTTTTAACATACTCCGTACCGTCGATTTCTCTCCAGATGTCAATAAGGTGACAAGCGATCATCTTGTCGGGAATATCTTCATCATAGATAGGATAGACCCTAGCAGGGTCTACGGAGTTGAGAGAAAGCCTAGTCTTTTCAGGCTTTAGGGGGTTAGCAGTAAGGTGAAAAAGAAAATCCCCCTTTACTACTCCAGAGTGCTTAGCCGCTTGAAAACGAGAATAAAAAAGTTCCCTGTCCAAAAAAGCCTTTAATGCAGAACTGAGTTTAGAATGCTCAGCATTACAGAAGACCCTAAGCCCCTTCATAAAGTAGTGAGATGTAGTATCTACTACTACTCTAGCATTAGGCACATATACGGGTTCTTCGCCCTCTAGTACCCTAAGCGCATATTGGTGTGGATCATTCCAATACATCTCTTCGTACTTGGCATAAGCAGCAATTCTTTCCCCCTCTTCAGGAGGAACCCAAGAAGTGGGAGGTGGCTTTAAAGCTGTAACCGCTTTTAGTGTAGACCAAGGGCTAAAGGTCATGCCACCCTCCTTTGCTTAACTCGACTCTGTCTTGATTTCTTTGACTCGGTTAATCGCTCCATATGGCCTTTGTAGAATCTTCCTAAAGCTTCCGGGCCGTGGTTATCTTTATCCATAGGTTGTTCGCTGTCATTCCTTACCTCACTATTGTGAGTAGGCCAACGATAATCTCTGGACATTTCTCTGATCAAATCTTTACAAGTACGATTAACATATAATCGAGGCTTCTTGTCAGGATGACCAGCAGGCAAATAATCCGGCCTAAGCTTAAGACCACTTCTAATCAAGGCTAGCCTAGTTTTAAGGTCTCCACCGGTATTTAAGCGAGTAGGCACATTCAAAGTTCTTCTAAGGATGTTAGAGTCATCGGGAGATGCTGGGTCTGGATAGATCGCAATGAGCTTGCTAGTAAGAGGGTGATTAAGTAGCTCTACTCTAGCGATATCTTCAGTATCCCTTAGCTTATATCTTTGCTCACCAAGAACATATACGGTGTTTTCTTGGTCTACCTGAATCCAGAGCCACACCCAGTCATTAGTGTATCCGAAGTCTACAGCAGCATAGAGGGGCCAGTCTGGATTATACTTAAGATCTTTGATATGTTCATCATCATCCCACTCAGCCATAACTCTACCAGTCTTATCAACAAATTTACCCTCATACTGACGAGCAAACTCATCTTCGGTAAGGTCATCCTTAGCTTCTAGGATTTCGGGGTCAGCAATACCGCCGGGGAACATCTTATTGTTAGTCCAACTAGGCATCCGCCAAGATTGCCACTGGAGATTGTCAGGGCTTTGACCTCTATTGTAAGCCCAATAAAGAAGAGAGGTGTCAGTAGCTTCTTCGGGAACCCCACTCATTAACGACCACCCACGACGGTCAGACAATGCGGGTCTTACGTAATCACCAAAGGTTTTTCTTTTATGTCTACCCGCCTCAACTAACAGGACAAAATCCAGACCCTCACCAACCAGGCTTTCAGGGTGACGAGCTGATCTACACTCTAACTCAAACCCCCACTTAGTAGAGATTCTCATGTTGCCATTCTCAGTATTGTTCAAGAACTTGTTACTAACTTGATCGATTCCCAGAGCCTTAAAGGTATTGTAGATGACTCGGAATTCTTTTTCACAGTCAGTGTATTCAGGACCAATAATCCAGCCTCGCTGAGGCAATTCTAGCCAGTTCTTAACAAAAGCCGCGCATTCTACCTCTTTGCCCCCCAAGAGAGTTTTACCCCATCGCCGACCATTACATAGTACTCGATGACGGGTAGAGTTATAGTGAATGACCTTCTGGCCTTCGTGAGGGTCATAACCAGTTTGCTCAAACCATCGGTCTTTCCGGAAAACTCCTTGATCCGGTAATTCGTACTGCATCGATCAGTACCCCCTTGGGTAAGGGTCCGGCAAAACTGAGTCTCTTAAGATAGCTTCTTTTTCTGAATTTACTACTGAACCTGGGTCTACTTGGCCATACCAATGGTATTGATCAGGTTCGGCTAAAGCTGACTCATGTTGACCGGTAAGAGAATCTAGTCTTAGCTTGTCGGAGGGAGTTAGAGCATCATCACCCTTAGGGAATAGGGTGTTGTTTAAAACCCCTTTGCCCCCATATTCACTACGAGGATCATTATCTCTCCACCAACCCATGGTATATTTCCCTCCTTAATAAATAACCGGGCAGGGACCGTCCTCTGTCAAACTCACAACCAGATGATGCCCGCCAAAAACGCGTTCTCTAAGATCAATTCTACTAGGGCCAATACCACCATTAGGATGAGTATGCCAGAAAATAATGTCCAAGGTTTCTTGGTGAGTAGCCGTTAAAAGCCACTCATGAATAGCCTCAGCAATAGCTTTTCCAGTAGTATAGAAATGACTCTCAGTATCTAAGGCCCAGTTTTCTACTTCTACTACTTGACTTCCATTAAAGGGAGTTGGTAAAATAACCCCACAAGCTTCAGCTGGCTTAGCTTTTAACCCCAGCTCATAAATCTCTTGGATTATTGGATGGTCTGAAGTCAAATCCAGAAGGGGGAAAGATGTAAGTGAGGTCATCTTCAGTCAATACCCCCTTTTCATATAACACTAAAGCTAACCTCATCAAAGTATTCTTGTCTGCCCAGTGAGGGTGACTAGAGTTAGTCTTTAGTATAAGCTGATTACTAAGAGTAAACTCATGATTTAGCTCTCGATGGTCTTCCCTTGGCCTATTACATACTCCGCAACTAACCATCGTTATCATCTACCTCAACATCAATTATGTCAGCTTCAATGGCCATGGGAACTGTAACACCAGGTAAATGACCTACCTGATATCCTCCATTATTATCTGGATTAGCCATTACCACACCAAGGATGGATTGAAGCTTAACACTAACGTCATTCTCTACTCGTTGAGTGGGTTTACCAACTACATGCTCTAACAAGAATTTAGCAGCATCAAGTTTAGTGGACGCGGGGACCATTGGTCTACCCTTTATGTCTAGCTCTTGACTGCTCATAACTTCTTCAAAAACCTGAAGAGCGCCGACCGTTTGTCGGTTCATCTCAGTTTTAACAATCTGCTTAAATCGATCCATAGCCGATTCGTGAACCGAGGTAGAAAGCCACTTGGGCTTTGGCCCAGTAAAAGTGCCTCTGCTATTACGAGGTCGACCTCTAGCTAACTCCTCCATGTCCCATTCTTCTACTGGCTTGTACATTACCCTGTACTCTTCAGTAGTTAGAATGTCTGACCGAGCAGCTCTTCGTCTAACTCTTCTACGAATTTGCTTGGGAGTCAAAATACTGCCAGTGGAAGATCTCGGTACATCGAACCTACCACGGGCCTTTATACCCCCAAGGTATGGAGATTCACCCTCTTCTCTGCCAATAACTCCAGAGGGCCCTTCAAATTTTTCTAAGACCCATCTAAAGTCTACTACCTGAGGGGTCACTGTCATTTTCTCCACCCCTCATTTCAAACTTTAGTAGCTGTCGCTCTTTTGCTACCCTAATAGGCTGACCTTGCTGATTACGTGCAATAGGGCCAGATAGTGATGTAGAAGTGATTGAGTTAATCCGTGAGGACCTCGCGAGTCGATCAGCAATAGCAATCGCTTTATAATCGCGGCGGGCGGCTAAGATGACTTTGGTTATCCATACTAGCCATAGAATATAAGCTATGATAGCTAAGATCATTACAGTCAACCCAAAATTCTCCAAAGTCATTGTGGCTTCCTTAAAAGTCTGTCACAAAAATGCAACCATAACGAATATATCAACAAGTAGGACTTAAAGCAAGGATCTATCCTGTAACAATGAAACCTGTTGGCCTGACTTTACAGGAATAAACTACTTAGGTTTATCGATCAACGTAGAAATTATCTTTCGATTAAGTTGGGCATTAGCAAAAGAGTAGGCTACTAGCCCTTTATCTAAGGCCTCTTGCCAAGTATAATAGTAGCCCACTAATATTGCCTGATCGGGTTTTTCATTCTCTAGCTTAGCTACCCAAGGCTTATCTTTCTTCCTAAAGACTTTTGTCTTCTCAATCTTTAGTTTCATCATAAACTCTCACATTCTCCCAAACGGCCTTTAGGTAAGAATCCATTGCAACATAGGTAGCTAAACGATCCACCATATACTCAATTTCTCGAGTATAGTGAAGCCAAGCAGTGTCAAGCTGGTGTGGAAGGGTAACTTTCTCCAAGTCTTGGAGAACCTGATTTACTCTGAGGTGAAGTAAGTGGAGGCACTCATGGATAATAGCCTCATATTTTTCCTCGGATTTTCTACTAACCCAGTCTTTAGAAACACGTAACTCTGCCACATACCTATTCTCTACATAATCTACTGTAGCAATTGTACCCTTCTCTGAGGGGTCAGTCATAACTAATACTCTCCACCTGCCTAGGCCAAGAGTAGAAATAACCTCCGCAGCAAAGTTAGCAATGATCTCTGCTTCATTGTCTGAGATATGAGGCTTCACGAGTGTATTACAACCTTTACATTAGTGTGCCAAGTAAGCCATTCCACACATCGAGGGCAGACTTCACTAGAGGCAAAGCTTCCATTCTTTGCCAACCTAGCCACATACAAAGTAGTATTAGGGATCGCTGCATGAAGCTTAGTGGCAGCTACTTCAGCATGGACACTAGTTTTATAAGGCCAAGCACCGGGGCAACTCCCACTATTCCGAGGTGAGTTAATCCCCACTGCTAGAGTGCGAGCCCCTTGCATCAACAACGCGCCATGCTGCTGCCGGCCTTGAGAGTTACTCGCAATCAGCAGCGCACGCCTCATGCGTGTGGTGACAGAAGGCGAATGACTTCCAGGCTGGTATCTAACGATTTGCACTCTTCCTCCTTAAACTTAGTTATTGCCGAGAGAGAAATTCCCATACCATACTCTGGAGGATAGCCCTCATAGATCTTGGTATAGGCTTCTAGGGCTTCTACTAGAGTTTGGTACTGAGGACTGTCGGACCTAGGTGAGGGCCCTTTATCATCACTGAGGAAATACTCTATTAGAGTATAGCCACCTTGCGGGTGAGTTGTAATAAGTACTTTGTTATCTGCCGACATTAGCTTTTCTCCTGTTCTACTGTGTAAGCTACCTTTTGTACTGCCGTATGTACATATTCTATCTTACGTGATATCTTAGCTTTAGGCTTAGTTAATCTCTGCTGCTCATCTAATAGAGTTAGGTGATAATCGAGCAGAGCATCAACAATTACCTCTAGCTCTTTACCAGAGAACTTAATCGTTTTAGCCCTCACCGTAATATCGCCCTTCTAAAATCGCCTTCGCAGTAATTCCCTTAGCTCTTTTTTTGTCAGCAATAGGCCTTGCTTTTTGGTCATCTAAAGAGTGAAGGGCAAAGGATCTAGCTAAACTCCTACTTACTCTTACTCGGCAGGGATCGGTGCCTTCAGCTTCCAAGAGGTTAGCGGAGTTAGTAATCAAGATAGCTACGTCTTCATAGGACAAGCTTCGCTCACTTGGCAGTTCAACCGCCTCAGCTAGCCCTTCATCCCAGTTAAAGCTACAGGTTCTACAATGCCTAGCAAGATGTTCTCCTGTTGACATAGTACCAGATATTCTTCTAGCCCCTTCTGGATAGTATCGAGTAGAAATATCTTTAGTTTGGCACTTGGGGCAGTTTGCATCCGGGTTGTACGGTGGTAGACTCATATCTTTCTCATCCTACTCAGAATATCTACTACTTTAACTTCAGGTACTACTTCATTTTGTTTAATGTGACGGCTACTAACTAAGATATAAGACCAATAGGCCAAGGGGGTAGGAAGCCTCTTAGCTAGCTTTCTCCAAAATAAGCTCTTAGTACGCCTAAGCTTTTCTGTTAAAGACATGCCAGTCATTGTCCATATAGTTTTAAACTTCATTGTAGTAACTTCTTTCTGTAGGTGATATATGCCTTAGTGTCTAAGCAGAATGGGCACCCTTTCAAAGCTCCAAGAACCCAATCGGTATGATCTGGGCACTGGTTTGCTTGATACACTAACCTATCGGCTAGCATAGTCGCTACTTCTTTCCAGATCGCCATCACTTGACCTCCTGATCGGTCGATTGGGTGTCGGTCGTGTCGGCCTCGAAGCCGGCGAGGGCGGCGCGGAGAGCAGACGCGCAGTGGTCCATCACGTAGCCCTCGGGGTCGGGACCCTCACCTATCTGCCACGCGCCCCAGCCGAACTGGCCCTTGTAGCGCCAGTCCTCGGCCAGCGACTCGACCCGCGTCACCTGCGCCGCCAACGCGTCACGCTCGGCGGTCAGGCGGGCGACCTCGGCCAGGGCATTGTCCCGTTCGTCCTCGGCACGCTGCTGCTGCTCGCCTCGGTAGTCGATGATCCCAGTCATAGTCGTTAGCTCAGTTCTGGAAAGAGATAAACGATTGGTTTCCAACGTTCTTGAGCATATTCAATTTCGCTGCGAGTAGAATCACCGATATACCCGCCTACGTTAATTACAAAGACATAGTCACAAAGGTCAATTTTACGCTTATGTAGCTCGTCGAGTGCGGCCTTCTGGTCCGCTGAAATACCCAACCCTTCATCACTCTTGGTGTCGCACCCGATGGACAAGACAATCTCTCCAGCCAGGGTCCGCTCGTAGTTGGCTTGCTGAAACTCTCGATAGAATCGGGTTGAGCCGCAAAGGCAGACTATCCGAGGTCGAGTTGCTCGTTGAGCCTCACTGTCTACCGCACGCAGTCTGTCACCAAGCTTGTACCCGAAATCTCGTACTAGTCCATGGTAATCTACGCAATCATCCGCATAATGTGGAAAACCCATAACTAAAACTCCTTACTAATCGGAGGCCAGAGAACCCTTAAAGATTCCCCGTTTCGTATTGCTTGAATATGCTTCAAGCAATCGGCTAGATTGTCTGAAGAAAAAATATAGCTGCCAAATCCTTCTGTCTGGTATGCTAAACGATATCGATCACCCTTTTCTGCCCACCCTAGCTTATCAATCATCCAAGACCCGGAGTATTCCAAACTTAATCTGGCCCCCCTTGCTACAGTAAGCCTGCCCAGAGGCTGAGGCAGATTCTTCAATCGTCCATCCGGCCAACTAGTCTCCATAAGCGTATACCTTGTCAAAGCAGGAAGGGTGAGTACCGCTGATAGCTATCTCTCGTTCAGCCGGAGTACTTCCCGGCCAAGCAAATTGGATTAGTTCTCCAGCTTGCCAGCGCTCAAAAGCTGCCCGAGGCATATATACCTGAGCCTCTCTCTGGCAAAAGCAACACTTTCGAGTAACTAAAACTAGCTCTTTCATTACCCCTCCTACTTAGTAAATAGAGATTTCTCCCAATAGTCCAATAGATCAATAGCTGCTGCCATCATAGCACCCGCCTTCGCGAGCGCGTCGCGTCGACTCTCCGGTCGCTTCCATGTCCACCCCTTAGACCAGAATGGTGATAAAGTAGTAGATCGGGGAGACCATGATGCAAAGTCACCGAATGCCAAGCCGGCATCAATGAGCTCAGTTACACTATGCTCAGCGTCATGCTGAGGTGTGTAACCTTTTTTGATCTGGCGAGTACGCTCATCGGCAATGGCTTTTACACCGGGTGAGTCATTACTCTCATCGGATGTTTCTATTTCAAGCTGAAGAGCCCAATAGCCATCAGATCGATGGATCCATTTGCCGGCACGAATGCTTTTCCCGTCTTGATCCTCAACCTCGACAAAGCGACCAGACTTGTGGCTGGGAGGCCCATCAAAGACAATGTCAACTAGCTTAACACTCATAAGCTTCCTCCTCGATCATATTTACCTACCTAGTAATCATATCATCTAATTACTAAGAGCCAAAGGCCGCCATTCTTACTCGCATGACTCATGTCTAGGTAAGTTTTCTATCATTTCTTCAGTCTCTAAGATAGGATCAAAGCATATACTACAGGTAATTACACTAGAGCAAGACTTAGGCCACCTGCAGCAGTTAGGGCTATAAGCCCCGTCTTCACATTCTGGCCAGCTAACTAAACACTCCGGCCATCGCCTAGCTATGGGTAAAGGACCCCTGTTAGCTTCCGTTCTAGCCCTTAATTCATGACGTTGAAGAGTCTCGCTTCTTCTAATCCTTGTTAGAATTCCGAGAGCTGATCGCCTGTGTGGATGATCTCGATTAGCTTCTGTTCTAGATTGAACCTGGAAATCAATGGGAGTAATACCAGTTTCTGTCTCCAAAGCACGACCAATGTAGTCACTTAGCATTTTCCAAGTGCTAGATTCAAAAAGAGCCCAAGTTTCATCTTCTACCAAGAGTCTAATGTCTATGTCTCGAGGAGGTCTAGCTCTTTCTCCATTAGCAATCAGAGTAGAGCCAACCTGATAGACTCCACCTAAAGCCCATAAAGACTCACAAGCCCGGTCTAAGCTTCTAATTTGACTAGGAGTTAACCAGTGATCTTTGTCACTCATCCTTGATGCCTTAATCTTCGGACTTCAGGATTCTCAAAAATATCACGAAGCAAGTTTACGGCTGAGGGGTCTGGATTTGAGTCCTGGCTAGCCCTCTCATCAGCTCTGATCTCTGCTTCCCATTTATCTAGCCTAGAAGCAATTCTAACTGCTCGAGGGCAAGGCCAACCTAAGTTATCGATGCTTGAGTGCTTTCCACACCCGCTGTGGAGCTTGGAGGGTTTACACCCTAGAATCTCTTGAGCTAACTGGAGTGGTGATTTCATTGTTGTTTTTCTGAGAGTAGGTGTAAAGTTCTGGGAGTATAAACGGGGATCCCCGCTCGGGTTGCTCTCCTCATACAATCAAAAGTTCCTCTGGAATTGTCAAGGGGGAAAGCCAGACAAAGATCCGCTCCGAGATTTACCATTTCTTGATTCCTTCATTATTTTGTGGAGATGAGTAACTGATATGACAAGGGCGGGAGTTCCGCTCTCTCGCCTATACTTAGCTGCCTCTCTTGCTGCGGATCGGTTAAGATACCCTCTTTGTAGGATAGTCCAGGACTCCGGTTGGTCTTCCAGGCTGGTTTCTCGTTTTACAGCAAGGTAGAAGTTGGGACGTTGTTTCATGGGTTAACCCTCCTCGCTCAATTTTGCTTACCTAGCTATCATATCATCCCTTTAGCGAGGATCTAAGGGCGGCAATACAGAGTAACGGAGTAGAAAGATTTGGACAGAAGCTCACAGAGGTGCCGTAGCCTGGTCCGCTCGCGGGGGATCAATTAATCGCGATTAATTCCCCCGGGGGGTTCAATTATCGCGCGATAATGCAATTTCAATTATCGCGCGATAATCGATCAATCAATTTATGAGAAAGTTTTTGATGATCAATTTCAATGCATCAATTGAATCATTTGAATCGGCAATTTTTTGCAAAATAGCGATTGTGCAATCGGGATTTGATTGCGATGATTTCATCAATGCAATGAAATGAGGATTATGCAATGCATCATTCAAATTGCAATTGAGCAATTGCGAAATCATGATAAGGGTTGAATATGCATCGATTGCATCGATATCAGCATTTGCATATTCAATCATTGCATTATCGAGTTGAGTATCAATCGCATCGATTGCATCATCGATTGCATCGATAGTCGTGCGGGGGGCGGGGATCGATTGATTCATCATGCGATGATCATATCAGAGTTTGATCGCGCGCGCGAGTGCATCGATGATCGATCAGTGTGATCTCGATCACACATCGCGCGCATCGCGCATCGTGCAAAATCGCGCATGATATCATACCCCCCCCAATCGCGCAAGGGGAACCCCCTATGACCCTCATCACACCCTATCCCCTTGCGCGCGCGACCCCCGCCATGATATGATCATCGCATGATGAAATCAATGAATGAAATCGAAATCGAAATCGAAAATATCATAATGCGCGATGATGATGCAATCATCATTTTCATCATGATGCTTTGCGATGATATTGATGAATTGGTGCATAATGATCAATATTCGCGCGATATCATCAATGCATTCATACCGATTTTTGATATGATCAATCAACCCGAATCATCGATGATTCAATATCGATCAATTCTTTGCCTCGAAAATTCAATTTGCCCCATTCATCGATGCGATTATGCAATTTGCTTTGATGATGAGGATGATGAATGCGCGCAATTGCGCGCTGCATTCCCCCTTTGCGATTCATAATCAATTCAATATCGATTCATCGCGCGATTGCAAATTGATCGCGCGATAATCGATTTTAACCCCCATTTATATATAAATCGACCGCGCGACTTTTGCGCGCGACTTCGCGATCACCCCTGCGCGCGACGCCGGACTCTCGAAAAACTCTCCTAGGCGCCAGCTGTTTTTGATAACGACACCAAACCGCCCCAGGCATCCGCCCAGGGGCAAAAAGTTGTGTTGAACTCCGTAGAGAGAAGAGTCAAAATCGATCCCTAAGACTCCGGCCCTCGAGCAAGGGTGATCATGCGAGCGAGCCCCTCTTATCGCTCCCTGACCCTCTCAGGGACTCTCTAAAAGGTCATCGAGATGACTTGATGATCAATCGCTGGCCCTTGCCCAACCCCAATTGGCCACCAGTCTCAATAAAGTGAACTTCGCACAAGTAAGCCCAGTAACCATGGGCCGTCTTGGCGTCATAATCCGCTACTCTCTGCTGACCCTTAGCCTGGCAGTGGTCACAGTACCGAGGAGAAGCAACCAATACTTCAGTTCCTGAAGTAGTCATCGGACCCACCAAAAGGTGAAGTCATGGAACCAGATAGCCAGGATGCCAACTGGAAAGGCGATAGACCAGAAAAGTCGTTCTTTGCGTGTCATCAGTCTTCCTTATAGTGTTGAGTATAGCCCGAGTTCTAGCCCCCAGTTACCCCCCGGTCAGAGAATGAACCGGCGGCGGCGAGAGGAAGAGCGAGTCCGGCGCCCGTTGCGAGAGCGATCAACTGGGCGGTCTGGCAAGACGAAGACCGGAGTGTCAGCAAGGCGGCGAGTACTGGCTTCAGCCATGGCCTGGGCAGTCGCGGCAACCAGGTTCATCGTCAAGTCGGTGGTGTCGATGCGGTTCGTTGTCATGCCTCAAGTATACCGCCTCCACACCGAGTTGTCAAGGAGGAGCTATGTGACCTGGGTCACACCTCTCTCCCTCCTCCTTACCCCCTTCAAGTGTCTGAAGCTCGTATGCTAGCATACCGAGCAGTGATCTACTTGCTTCACGACGTCGTTTTGAGCTCCTGAGCTAGCTCCCTACGCCAGCTCCCCGCAAGGGTGTGGGTAGTCACCTTGCGGGGAGGGCGTGTCTAGTTTAGTTCTCTCTCAGCATCAATAGCTATCATCACAACTACAGTCAAGAGTGTTATGGCAAACCTCGGCATCATGATGAGTTTCAGCTGTAAGTGTAAGATCGACTAGCGCTTCAATATAAGCTACTCGAAGTTTTGTCAGTTCCTCATATGCATTCTGAGCCTCAGCCGACTGGCCACCACATTCATATCTTGTCGCAACTAAAACTTCATCATTAAGCCCTCGCCTTTCCCATACCTCCAGCAGGTGAGTTGCTTGGTCGATAGTAAGGGACATAGCCTTCTCCTAGTCGTCTTCGTCCGGCCAAATGCCCGAAATAATAGATCTAACTTCGTGGTCACAATCTCCATGACCATTGCGCCAATCCTCCTCTGCTCGGGCTTTGATCGCCTCATCCGAGCCGTAGAGCTGGCCATTGTACGATGTCCCTCTCTCAGACCCGCAGCAGGGGAAATCTTCACATCGTGCCATCATGACCTCCTGGTCATCGTTTTGGGTCATAGCATGATCTTACCACCCAGCCAAGGGGCATGTCAAGGACTGACCATGTGAGGTAGATCACATCCCGTAAGCCTTGACAACACGCTCCACACCAGCTGTAGGTCTCAGGCTCTTTTAGCTCCCAGTGAGCTAGCGGTTTCAGCGTATGCTAGCATACCTCTCGGGGTGAGCCTCCCTTAAAACCGCCTTATACGCCCTCATACCCCCCTCGTAAGGGGGGCAGAGGAGGTGAGGTCAGGCGTTGTCGAGGATCGTCTCGACCTCCTCTTCTCGTCAAGGTTGACAGCACTCTGTGATCCACCTCACATACCCATCAGTAACCTTGACAAACCCCTTCCAAGTGTGCGGAGCGTCCTGAGGTGAGCAGGTGCTAACCCGTATGCTAGCATACCTCTCAACCTTTGCTCGCCCCCTGACACCACTCATACCTAACACCCTCTTGTCAAGGTTACTCATCGGTATGCTCGCTGTGACCTATGTCACACCCCCCGCCTTGCTCGAGGTCGACAGGGCATGATATGATTCAAGCATGAGCAATCCTCTTGATGACCTCAATGATCCTCCAGTATGCGAACATGGCTCTCTTCTTTCTGAGAGCAAATGTTACGATGGTTTTACTGGAGCCCCTATCTACGTCACCACATTCAAAGACGGATGTCAAGAAGTGGATGATTCTCTAGATAATATCAAC